AGATTATTTAGTTATAAGGGTGTCCTTTTAGTGTGTTTTTAGTAAATTGTAGTTTTCTTTAGGATACAAGAGGTTACTAGAGGGGACTATTGGTCAATTTGACCTAATTTTGGCTTATTTTGTATATAAGCAGGTACTATAATAATAACACACAGCGTCAGCCCTCCCCCGTCCCTCAAGTTTACCCCAGTGCCTTGAGTTTGTCAAGTGAAAAATACTCAAGACAACATGAGAATAATTCACTTGCATTCTAAAGCATTCTATGGTTGGCCTTGGGGATGTCGCTACCACAGTTTGCTTGAGAAGTCAAAAGAAAACTTGAGAAAAACTTGAGAAAAACTGTTGACAAAGTGTGGAAAGTGTGAGTCTCTAAAGTACCCTTTAGAGTCTCTAGCATACTCCAGAACCCATTGCAACCATCAATAAAGCATAACAAAAAGAGTTTATAGATCACATTGATATTAGACAGGTTTGCTTGTGTCTATATAATGGAGCGCACAACACAACAAAACAGAGACGACAACATGAGCACATTCACTACATTACTAGACATACGCAATGAAATAGCAGACCAAGTAGCCGCTACACGCCTAGAGAATTGGGCAGAGCGTCTATATATAGGCAGCGAGTACAACAAAATGTCACGCGCCATAGAAGCATACATGGGGATTGACATGGACACGGAGCATGATATGCCAGAAACGCTGGAACAAATGAGGGAATGGTTTTCTACTAGTCAGAGTCTAATCTGGATCTTTAACGACGCGGTTGAGGAATACGGAATACCAGTAGAACCAATAGACGAAACAATAGCGGCTTAATGTTCTATTGTTGCCCATTGTTCGCAGTGGGCAACTGTGGAAACATTACCAAAACCAATGAGGATAGAAAAAATGTTAATTAGTAAATTAAAACTGGATACGCTACTGGAAGTAATGACCACCGAAAAGGCGCGTCGTGCGGTGCAGAGTTGGGCAGTGCAACGCGGTAGGGTCACATTTGATACACTAGGCGAACTAGATAATATTAGCGACGAAGATTTAATTGGTCTACGTAGATTCGTAAACATAGCGGTAGCAGAACGCGGTATTCTGGACGACCATTTATAAGGGAAAAATGTTCTATTGTTGCCCATTGTTCACAGTGGGCAACTGTGGAAACATTGCACTCATTAACGGTAACAACCTAGAAGGTAAAAAATAATGTCAAAACTAAACGGCCCAAAACTCAAACCAAAAGCATTACCCAAGGTCAACGGCGTGGTGCTATACGATGGCCCAAGTATGTTGGATGGCAAGCCGATAGTGGTGGTCGCTACACTTAACAGTGCCAATGCTAAAACTGGTAACATGGTTCAGACTTGGATTATTCGCAGCGATATACACCCATTGGAAGCATTAGACACTGGCGAGGATTATTCTATCTGCGGCAATTGTCCACACCGAAAGCGCACTTGCTACGTTAACGTGAGTCAGGCACCGGCTGCAGTTTACCGAACGTATAAGGCTGGTAAATATCCAACCTTTGATGCTACGTTGCACGCTGGCTTATTCATGGGGCGAAAAGTACGCTTGGGAGCCTATGGCGATCCCGCTGCGGCACCATTTGAAGTAATGCAACAAGTAGCGGCGCTCTGTATTGGCCACACTGGATACACTCACCAAATAGCCCACAAAGCATTTGATAAGCGTTTTTTGTCCTTGTGTATGGTCAGCGCCGATAGTCCTAAACAAGCTGCAAAATATCAATCTATGGGTGCTAAGACTTTCCGCGTTGCTATGGAAGGCGATAGCCTAGCAGATGGTGAAATAGAATGCCTAGCGGATAGCCAAGGTTTACAGTGCATCGAGTGTGGTTTGTGCGATGGACAGCGACAGAATGTAGCAATCACCGTACACGGCAAAGGTGCAAGCAATTTTAAAACGTCAATGATTCCACTGAAAGAGGTAGCATAAATGTACGCACTATTTATAAACAACAAGCTAAACGCGACAGGTACACGCGAGCAAATGCTTGTAAAAATCAACTGGTATCGTAAGAATACTAACAGTAAGAACTGGCAGATTAAAAACTTAGGGAGTATATAACAATGGAAAAACAAAAGTTACAGCCAGCACCCAATGGTTTCGTGCTAGGCACAGTAACGCTGCACGCTGGCACTGCTACTTGGGCTATTGAGTATAAGCCTGCATGGATACGTGAAACCGACGCGGGAGCCGATGCAATCTTGATACAACGCAATGGCGACTACAGCGGCTTATATAAGCGCGTTAGGCATGGTGAATATACAATTAACAAGCAAGAGGATAAGCAACAATGATTCGCAAGGACTACAAACCAAAACGATTGCAACCCATGCAACCTAAGCAACAAGAGCAACCTATTAAACGCTGGCATATTGCAGCAATGGCTTTCCTTGTGTTTATCTTGGCGGTAGATTGGGACGCAACGCTAACCATTTGGGGGTTATAACTATGGATTCTATAGAAGCAATAGCGCAGCGTATGGACAATGCGCACCAATGGCTTGTAGATACGCTAAAAGAACATGGTGCAGGAGACTATGCCGAGGAAATAGCACAATACTATATAAAAGAAAAGATTGTTAAGCGGGATTTGCACGTTAATAGCTACAAGTTTTTGCACGGTGCGTTTTTAGATAGTGACGTTATAGAACGAGCAGTCGAATTAGTAAAAAGAAAGGAGTGCTAACAATGACAGAGCAACACGCAAGGTACATTGCAGATTATATAATGCATGAGATAGAAAACGGCCTAAACGTCTACTCTATGGATGCTCAAATACTTCGGACGCTAATAATGGAAGCAATGGTCGCTATCAATGGCGGTGCAATGGAAGGGTACACGCCATGCTAATCCAAGCAATTACAGCACAACAGCGGCACCAAGCCGCACAAGCAACCACCATACAGCGCAAGATTGTGACGGATGACGAAAAAGAAACAATCTACGCGCTAACGCGTCAAGGTTTAGCAGTAAAAGCCATAGCGGATAAGCTAGACTTAGGCTACTCCACAGTTTACAATTACCGTAGACACGAAGTTAGAAGGATGAGAAAAAATGGATCTATTTAATACACTAGCAACCACGCTATACCCAACCAACATAACGGAGCACAACGACGAAATGAGTAACCACTACAACGACGAGCGCGACGAGCGTATTGCAGAATCAGTTTATGAGATAGTCGATAGTCTGTCCGAGGAAGCTATACGGCGACTCTTAGAGGAAAACCTAATAGAAGCAGCCATCACAGACGAGGATTTTGCCTACACTGTCCAATATCAAACAAGCACGTTTATTCACCAAGCAGAAACAAAAGCGGAGTTAGCCAATGCTTAACAACAACAAGTGCGCAAACTGTGGCACCACAAGCAAACCAAGGCACAGCATGGTCTACGTTAGTAATGAGCTAGTTTGTGTTAAGTGTGCTATAAAGATACTTAAATTTAGAGGATTGAAGTAGCGTGAACATATTTTTTATTGACGAATGCCCAGTAAAAGCGGCACAAGCACAATGCAACAAGCATGTTGTCAAGATGATTTTGGAATCAGCACAGATGCTATGCACAGCACAACATGAGTTTGGCAACCATGATGTCCCGTACAAAGTAGCGCATAAGAATCACCCAAGCACTATTTGGGCGCGTAGTGGAGCCAAACAGTACAACTGGCTCTACAGGCATTTTAAGGCTCTCTCAGACGAATACACGCTAAGGTATGGAAAGGTACACCTAACGTGGCAAAAGTGCTCACAGGTGCTCTATGAGCCGCCTATGGGCATTCCTGATATAGAGTGGTCAGATCCTCCCCAATGTATGCCTGACGAATGCAAACGCGCTAGCAGTCTGGAAGGCTATCGGGTATACTACTTCCAATATAAACCACAGGTTATCGACATGCGATGGCCTGAACATCGACAACCACCAATGGAGTTATTAGCAGCATGAGTACAACACACCCAGACATAGACGTTACGGATGACAACGAGCCACAGGAGGTGAGCGAACGCGACAGGAAAGAAAACGAATTAATTGAATACCAAATTAACACAATGACAATCACGGACTTGGCGAGTGCAGCGACAAGTTGGCTTGCTCTAACTTTAGCAAACCATAGCGACGAGCAAGTAGACGAGCTACACAAGCAGTTATTCCATAGGGAGTTACACTAATGCGCTGTAAATCATGCGACAAACTAATGGAGGATTTTGAGTTGTCCAAGGCTGATAAGATTAGAGGAGTGCCTATAGATATGTGTGGCGACTGTCTATATGTGTCTAATCTAGCTCTTTTAGGCTTAGACAGTGAAGAAGCAGGTTATATAGACGATACTGACTTAGATCATATTGTTCTAAGAGATGAGCACGTTGAGTATTGACGCTACTAAAAAAGTATGCTACTGTACTCTACAGATTCTTTAGGTTATGTTTAATAAATACTTTAAGCATATCCTTAAAGATTCTAAAGTAAACTTAAGTAACTATTGGAGTGAAAACTTATGGCAGTATTAACTGGCAAAGCCGCATTTGTTAACCTAACTGAAACTGAGCAATATCAAGGTCAGGATACAGGTCGCTATACGCTGACTGTAACCTTGGACTCCGATGCTGCACAGATGTTGTCTCAACAAGGTGTCAAGCTACGAGACTACGAAGGCACAGCCCAACGGAAGTTTAGCAGCAAGTACCCTGTCAAGGTCATTGATGCAGAGGATAACCCTTTCATTGGCCCAATAACCAGAGGTTCTACAATACGTCTAAGCTACAAGACAGGCCCAGCACACCCAGTACACGGTACACCAACGTACCTAAATGCTGTACGGGTTGTTGAGCTTGCCGAAGATGCGAGCATAGATGACGAGCTTTAAGGATTCACAGTTCGTCAAGCACGAATCTTGTCCAAGGTGTCAGTCTTCTGATGCTTTGGCAAGGTACTCTGACGGTCACGCCCACTGCTTTGCGGTGGGTTGTGGCTACCGTGAGTCAAGTAAAGGTGAAGTTATGACGGAAGCAGCACCAGCGGTAACTCTCAAGCGGCCACTAGAGGTTGCTGGAGTAGTCGCTGACATACCTGACAGGCGTATATCCGCTAAGACTTGTCGCAAGTTTAACGTCACAGTTGAATACTCTAGCGACGGGAGCATAAGCAAGCACCACTACCCTTACTACTCTACTGACACTGATGATGTCAAAGGTAGCAAGGTCAGGCTGGTGCAAAACAAAAACTTCTTTGCAACGGGTACTCTACAGGGTACAGGCTTGTTTGGTCAGCAAACATGTAGGGGCAAAGGTAAATACATAACCATCACTGAAGGCGAGTTGGACGCTCTGTCCGTAAGTGAGATATTTGAAAACAAGTGGGACGTAGTGTCTCTACGCTCTGGTGCGTCATCAGCAGCCAAAGAAATTAAAGAGCAACTGGAGTGGCTTGAAGGCTATGAGAATGTTGTACTTTGTTTTGATGGTGACAAAGCAGGACAAGCCGCCATTGATGAAGTCAAGGACGTATTCAGTCCGGGCAAGCTAAAGATATGTAAGCTGCCCCTGAAGGACGCCAGTGACATGCTTCAGAGCGGCAAGGTGCGTGAGTTTGTCTCTGCATGGTGGGATGCCAAACCGTATCAGCCTGATGGTATTGTATCGGGTAACGATACATGGGAAGCCATTATAGGCAAGATGAAGGTTAAGTCTATACCGTACCCTTGGCAGGGACTAAACGACATGACCAAAGGTTTCAGACCATACGAGCTAGTGACCATCACCAGTGGCTCAGGAATGGGCAAGTCACAGATGATTAGGGAATTAGAATACTACTTCCTTAACGCTACTGAGGACAACATTGGAATCTTGGCCTTAGAGGAAGACGTAGCAAGGACTGCTCTAGGTATCATGTCAGTAGCCGCTGACTGTCCACTGCACCTAGAGGAAGACTTGGACGAGCAACTAGCATTCCCCTACTGGGAGGAAACGCTAGGAACTGGTCGATACTACCTCTTTGACCATTGGGGCAGCACCAGTGAGGATAACTTGCTTGCTAGAGTACGCTACATGGCTAAAGCTCTTGACTGCAAGTGGATTGTCCTAGACCACTTGTCCATTGTAGTTTCCGCACAGGACAATGGTGACGAGCGCAAAGCCATTGATGGGATAATGACCAAGCTACGTGCATTGGTTCAAGAGACTGGTGTTGGTTTATTCTTGGTGTCTCACCTACGTAGGACACAAGGCAAGCCACATGAGGATGGTGGTAGAATTAGTCTTGGTGAGCTTCGGGGTTCACAGGCTATTGCACAATTATCCGACATGGTTATTGGCTTAGAACGTAACCAGCAGCATGAAGACCCTGAGATTAGAAACACTACCACAGTGCGTATACTCAAGAACCGCTATGCAGGTCTTACTGGTGCCGCTTGCTGGCTGAAGTACGATAACTTTACTGGTAGAATGTCAGAGACAAGCAAGCCAAAGGAGCATGATAATGACCTCTAGTCCTCTTTTCCTTGACATTGAGACAGACGGACTCAACCCCAGCACTATCTGGATGGCTGTAACACGCCAAGATGGGCAGTCTCAGGTACACTATAGTGCAGATACGCTCTTAAACGCCCTACAAGGCGATTTCAGCGTGATTGGGCATAACCTAATAGGGTTTGACCTACCTGTACTAAAACGCCTGTGGGGGCTTTCTGTGGCTTCTGAGAGGATACAGGATACTTTGGTACTTTCTCGGCTTTCTAATCCTGCTCGTGAGGGTGGACATAGATTAGCTAATTGGGGTGAGATTCTAGGGTATCCCAAAGGCGACCATAGCGACTGGTCATGCTACTCAAAGGAAATGGAAGAATACTGTATACGTGATGTTGAAGTTACGGAGAAGGCTTACAATAAACTTAGGATTGAGTTGCTAAGGTTTAGTAAGGAGTCCATTGAACTAGAGCATCAAGTGCAGTGCATCGTACAGCAGCAGATACGCAACGGCTGGCTACTGGATATGCGCCATGCTACGGAGTTACTTGCTACACTGAAGGAACGCCAGATGGCTCTGGAGGATGAAGTACAGAAAGTCTTTAAGCCTAAGTGGGTTGATGTTAAGGAAGTAACACCCAAGACCAAGAAGGACGGTAGCTTGTCCAAAGTTGGCCTTACTGATGATGAGTACGCAAAGATACAGGAGACAGGTGATAGGTCGCCGTTCATACGTAAGCATCTAAAGCCATTCAATCTAGGTTCACGCAGACAGATAGGCGAGTACCTAAAAGACTTTGGGTGGGTTCCGAAGGCAAAGACTCCCACAGGTCAGCCTGTAGTGGATGAGTCTATACTGTCCAAAGTAGAAGGTATACCACAGGCGCAACTGATAGCTGAGTACCTCATGGTGCAAAAGCGTGTTGCACAGGTAGACTCTTGGGTTGTAGCGGCTGATGAGGACACTGGCAGAGTGCATGGCTATGTCAATAGCAACGGTGCTGTAACTGGTAGGATGACACACTCTAAACCTAATGTGGCTCAAGTGCCAGCTAGTCGCGCTCCCTATGGGGAAGAATGCAGAGCTTGCTGGACTGTGCCTAAAAATAAAGTGCTGGTTGGTTTTGACGCCAGTGGACTAGAGCTACGTATGCTAGCTCATTACATGAACGACAAGGAGTACACTAATGAAATTCTCCACGGAGACATTCACACAGCAAATCAGCAGCTTGCAGGACTTGAATCGAGAGATCAGGCTAAAACTTTCATATATGCCTTCCTATACGGAGCAGGAGATGCAAAACTTGGAACGATTGTCGGGGGAAATGCTAGTTCTGGCTCTACGCTTAGAGCAAGATTCCTTGATGGTCTCCCAGCACTTAGGACTCTTACAGAAAGAGTGCAAAGAGACGCTGAGAAAGAAGTTCTTGAAGGACTAGACGGTAGACTACTTCATGTCCGTAGCGCACACGCTGCACTTAACACTTTGTTACAAGGTGCTGGTGCTATTGTTATGAAAAAAGCATTGACACTACTCGACGAATATGCTAGACTATGGAATCTTAACTATAGCTTTATAGGTAACATACATGATGAAGTCCAGTCGGAAGTCGAACCAGAGCAAGCAGACAAGTTTGGAAGACTCGCAGTCAGTTGTTTACAAGCAGCAGGAATTGCCCTTGAACTTAACTGCCCCCTTACAGGAGAGTACAAAGTTGGAAGAAGTTGGGCAGAGACACACTGAATTTAACAATAATCGTAAAGGAGATTTTTCTGAATACTATGCAGTCACTTGGCTATGGGATAAGGGGTATGAAGTATTCAGGAATGCAGGCTGCTCTGGGCCTATAGACCTAATTGCTTACCACCAAGAAACAGAAGAAATTGTTTTAATAGACGTTAAGACATTCTTTCCACATAAGGAGTCTGGGATTGGTAATAGGATTTCTAATAATAGGACGAAACTTCAGAAGGAGTTAGGAGTTGTTTTACTCGGTTTCGACCCAAGCACACGCAAACTTAGATTTATTGACCATAGAGACACAGAATGAAAACAATACACACACTTGTTGATGACATCTATAGTCTAGTAAAGACTAAACGCCCTGAAAAGGGTGTGGACGCTGAAGCAGAGATTGAAAACTTTGGGGAAGCTGTCAAGGACTTAATGCGTAAAGAGTTTACCAACCGTGGTGGCTTTGATGCACGTAAGCTGCGTATGTCCAACGTTGGCAGAGACGATAGATACCTTTGGAACCACTACAATAACGTAGGGCCAAAGGAGCCAATGCAGCCCCATAACCTAGTCAAGTTTCTGTATGGTCACTTGATTGAGGAGATGTTGTTGCTACTGGTCAGGCTATCAGGCCACACAGTTAGCCATGAGCAAGCTCAAGCTGAAGTAGAAGGCATTGTGGGTAGTATGGACTGTAAGATTGATGGAGTTCTAACTGATGTCAAGTCAACAAGCAGCTACGGGTTTAAGAAGTTCAAAGACGCAACGCTGGCTTTTGATGATCCTTTTGGTTATATAGCGCAGATTAAAGGATACGCTAAGTCTGAGGGTGACACACAGGTAGGTTGGCTTGCAATGGACAAGCAGAATGGACACCTAACTTATCTGAAGTATGACCTAGAGGACACTCAAGCGCCTGTGTACGAGGTTCTGAAGGAAGATATTGTAGATAGGATTATACATATCAAGGAGATGGTAGAGCAGCCAGAACCACCTGATTTTTGTAATGAACCTGTCCCTGATGGTAAGTCAGGCAACATGAAACTGCCTATAGGCTGCTCTTACTGTCATTTCAAACATGCTTGCTATCCAGAGCTACGTACATTCCTGTATTCCACAGGCCCACGATACTTGACAGAGGTGGCAAATGAGCCAAAAGTCCAAGAGGTTACGTAGAGACAGTATCTATAGATCAGGTCTTGAAGCATCTTTTGCAGCCGTAGCACCAAAGCGTAAGTTCAAGTATGAACCATTTGATGTCCCTTACACTATGCACAGGAAGTACAAACCAGACTTCGTACATAAGCGCACAGGGATACTCTTGGAACTAAAGGGCTTCTTTAGGGCAGGCGATACCATGAAGTACAAGTCTATTAGGGACTGCATAGACACAGAGCTAATCTTTGTGCTTTCAGACCCTAACAAGAAGCTACGCAAGGGCGCTAAAATGACTATGGGGCAATGGTGCGAGAAGGAAGGATTTAAGCACTACACATTAAATGACTTTAACAAGTTGATGAAATATGTTGACTCACAATAATTTAACAATGGATGAGATTAGGGAAATGATATTGAAAAGATATGACCCTGATGATTTAATAGACTACTTGGAACTGACCAGTGAAGAAATACTTGACAGGTTTGAAGACAAGCTAATTAACCGATTAGAGATGTTTGAGGAAGAACTACAAGATGACACAAGACCAGACACAGAAGAAGAATATGAGTATTGATGACATAACCAAAGAGCAATGGGATACTCTCAGAGCTAAAGAAATAGGCAGAGACTCTAAGTTCCAAGTTCAGTGGCTTGACGAAGAAGAAAACGTACCTAATGAGCATCCTGTCTTTGGTAATCCTGTGGACATGGTTGAGTCTCCACCACACTATAACAATGGCAGTATAGAGTGTATAGAAGCTATAGAAGCTATGTTATCTAAGGACGAATACATTGGCTATCTCCGTGGAAATGCGTTAAAATATATGTGGCGGTTTAGATACAAAAGTAAACCCTTTGAAGACCTACGCAAAGCACGTTGGTACGAAGAACGATTGATGAAGTTTTTGTTGGACAATCAAGATGCAGTATAAGACAGGCACTCAAGATTACCTTGGGATTACTATAGACTACGAAAGAGAAGCAGAACTAAACGACTTCTCTCTGAATACCCTGAAGGACAGATACTTCTGGAAGGATGAAACACACGCACAGGAAGCCTTTGCTCGTGCATCGGTGTACAGTGCTACCTACCGTGGCGTCACTGACTTTGACCTAGCACAGCGCCTATACGACTACGCCAGTAAAAGCTGGTTTATGTTCAGCACACCCCTATTAAGTAACGGAGGAACTACTCGTGGTTTACCTATTAGCTGCTTTCTTAATTTTGTGCCTGATTCCAGAGGTGGTCTATCGTCTCACTATGATGAAAATATTTGGCTTACTTCCAGCGGAGGTG